GAGACCTGGAGCGGCGGGGCTTGGCCGCAGAGCCAGGGCCACAACTGGGCGACCGCTTGCCCATCCCCGATCTGCCAGGGCAAACCACGGCGATGAACCCACCCGCAGGCTGGGGCCACCTGCACGGCAGCAGCGGCCCCCAGCACCGCGCCCAGTTGTTGGATGCCGTGACCCGCAGGCTAGACCCGGCATTGGCGGCGCAGGTGAGGCGAGAGGCAGCGGCGTTTCAACCCAAGCCAGCCCCGCAGCCTGCGGCGACTCCCGCCAGCCCAGCCTCTACCACGGTGCCCCCAAGCCTGAAGGGCGATCCGAACTGGAACCCCAACGCTAAAACGGATCTCACCCCGGGACAATTCCGCGAGTATGTGGATGCCCGCTACTGGCAGAAGAACCAGGACAACCCCACCGCTGCCCACAACCTGAGCTGGGACGAATACAAAGCGGCCAACCCCAGGGCACGAAAAGGCGATTATCAAACAGCGGTCAAGGATGCGGTTTCCCTGAATGGCTACATCCCCATCGATGCGGCCTTGGCGTCTGTGAAATTTAATAAGGCTGAACAGTCCAGGCTGGAGCAGGCGCGAGAAGCCGCCCAAGGGCGGAACCGATTGATTGCTGACATAGACCAGGCCATCAATGCGCCGCTGATGCCGGGGGATAGTACACGGGGCTGGAAACCCCAGATGACCCCTACCGAAGCCGCCGCCTACCTCCAGGATTCCTACTTCGGAACGACTCGGTTCTACCACGGCAACCGCCGCAGCATCACCGACGACATTGCTGGCGATGGGGCCAAGCCCTGGCTGAACGACAAGGGCATCTACGGCCAGGGAACCTACTTCGGCGTAGACCGAGGGATTGGGGAGTTGTACGCCAAAGCAGCCAGCCAAAACGGCAACGTCGAGGTTGGCTTAGTTACGAGCCACATCAAAGCGAACAACCCCTATGTGGTGACCTCCGCAGATTTGGACGCTCTGGGCGCATCCTTCCCCGGAAGCCAAACCAACGGCGTGGACTCAGCAACTCTAACGGCATTCCTAAAGGCCCGTGGGCATGATTCGATTTACCTGACCGACCTGGGATACGGCGTTGCCTTTGACCAGCGCCAGGTGGTGACAGTAGAAAACGAACGGCTAAGTCAACAGCTAGATAGGATCGTGATTGATCCTAGTGTGAGCGCAAAGGACCTGCTGCCCGAAGGGAACGAATCTGCCGCCACCCTCAGGAGTGCCCCTAGCCGAGTGATTGCAGGCGACCCGCTGGAGGATGAATGGATGGGCTTAGGCGATCTGGATAACTACAATCCAGGGGCGGTAAGTGAAGAGGAAGATTGGGGAGGTGATTGGTGATGGTTAGCAGCTGTCAAACGTGTAAGCACATCTACCCTTACCGGAAGGGAGAACCCCGTGGGTGCGCGGCCTATCCAGATGGGATTCCGATTTGGTTTGCCAGTGGCGACGTGGAGCACATCAATCCCGTGGGCAACGAGAAGGACGGCATCCTTTATGAACCACTAGAAACCAATGCCAATGGCTAACATCACCGTCCGCATTGACGATGCCGAACTCCGCAAGGCCATCGACCGGGTGATAGACCACATGGCCGACCTCACCCCCGCCATGCAAGAGATTGGCGACTACATGATCACGGCCACCCGCAGCAGGTTCGACACCGAGACCGCCCCAGACGGCAGCAAGTGGGCTGCGCTCTCCCCCCGCTATGCCGCCCGCAAGGCCCGGATGAGGAGTGTTGTAGACGGTGGCAAAAGAATCCTCGCCAAACGCGGCACCCTGCGCGACACCATCCGCTACAAGGCCAGCCGCAGCGATGTGGTGATTGGCAGCAACGAGGTCTATGCCGCCATCCATCAGCTAGGGGGCCAAGCAGGCCGAGGCCGCAAGGCCACCATCCCCGCCCGCCCCTTCCTGGGCATTAGCCCCCAAGACCAGGAAGAGATCCTGCGGATCTTGGGCGACTACATCACCTAGCGCTCAGCCCGCTCAGAATGCCCTAGAACGAATTGGGGGCATCAGAGCACCTAAGACGGATTCGGCTAGGCTAGAGGGATAGCGGATCGCTGATCCAGAGGACGACCGTGAACAGCACCGATCTCTCCCAACGCATTGATAGGGTCTTGGCAGAATTTCAGATCCCCCCTGCTCAACGGACTAGCCTTCGCCTAGCGCTGATTCGCGAGGTAGCCCAAGCCCAGATCGAAGGCTGGATGCAGGTGGCCAGCACCCCTGACCTAGCCACTCTATCTATCCGCGACCTGAAGGATAGGGCGAAGGCGGCGAAGCTCCCCGGCTACTCAACCATGACCAAGGCCGAGCTGGTGGCGGCGTTGGCTAGCGCTTCAGTTGGTAGCCCTTCCGATTCAGCGACTCGATAGGCAGACCACCCGCCTGCAAGGCCCGGAGGATTTGCCGCACGGTTTCCGCGCCAATCAATCGCCCGGTGCGGTGGCTCACCTGGTCGGCCACCGCCTGGGCCACCATCGGCCCCCTGGCAGCGGCCAGCACATCGTAGCAATGCCGAGCCGTGAGGATGACCCCAGACAGCACCACCACCGGGGCGCTGGGGAGTTCTGCGGCGGTGGCCTGGACGGCCTCTAAACTTTTTTTGTACATGGGGGTTGACTTACTCCCTACAAAGGAATTATAACTATATCAACGGGGCACACACCACACCGCCCCACACCACAGAGCCGCACCCCAGCGGGATACCAAATCGGGTGACGGGCCGGAAGAGCAGCGGCCAGGACAAAACAAACCCCAACCTCTACACGGGACACCACCATGCAGTCTTCTTCCTATTTCAACCTCCTGACCATCACCGCCCACAGCGCCGCCGACACCGCTGCCATCTGCTATCGCAAGGCCCGCCGCGACTGCTGGCGCATCCACGCCCTGGTCACCCATCCTCGTACCGTGCAAGCGGTCAAGGTGGCCGTCTGGTCGTTGTACGTCGGGGCCGTCGTCGCCTTCGCCCTGGGGCAAACCGCCCGGATCATCATTCAGTCCTGGGTGGATGCCCAGGTGGAGACCTGCCTGGAGCGGCCCATCGCTGAGGCTCCCGCTGCCGAACCCGCAGACCCCTTTGGCACTGAGGCCAACCCCCACTACCCCGCCACCATCACCTGCACCTACGCAGGGCTGACGGTGCCCCAACTGCGCACCCTGGGCCAGCAAGCCAAGGTGCCCGGTGCCCGCGCCGCCCGCAAGGCGCAACTGCTAGCCGCCCTACCCACCGACCGGGAGGTGCTGATGGCCCTAGCGGCCTAGCCCCTGGCGAAGGCAAGCCTACCCGAATGAGTAGGCTTGCACCGCCTCAACCGTCGCCAGAGCACGGACAGCATCGACATGGCCGACCATCTCAGTGAACAACCCTTCCTTGTGCTGAAACACCGCAGTGGCGAAAGCCACAAACTCAGCACTGGTAAAGGACACCATCTCGTTATCCATCGTGCGCCAGGGAGGAGGAGCAGGCAGAAGGCCCGTCTGAACCACCAACAAAGACGCCGTTAGGTCAGCGACAGCAGCCTTGTCAGATTGATAAACATGGCCCTGGTATTCAAAGGACAGGCGGGAGTAGTGCTGTTTAATTTCGGCCACCTTGGCCCCTATAGCTTCCTCCAGTGTCGGCGCTGGGTTTTGCTGAGCGACCCACTCTGCCACGAACTCAGGAGTCCATAGCTCTGCCGCCGCTATCTGCACTTCTGTAGGCGCGTCATTGGGCAAGGGCTGGTGCGGATAGAAAGGCCGAATGTGATTGTTTTCGGATCGGTGGAAAATTACGCCATTGTGAATAGTGATCATGGCTAGGCCACCTCGTAAAATCCACAATATCTGATGCTGTTTGCTGCTGCTGCCGTACTTAAATCAGAGGCGGCTACAGCGGTGGCGAGTTCTGATGATAGGTTTTTCGTGATTGTTATTGTTGTGTTGATACTCCCGGTGTTGACGGTGCCCTGGGCTACAAAATTTGTAGCCCAGGCCGCAATTCTGGAAATGCTTACGGGCACAGCACTCCCAACATTGGGAAAAGGGATGGATAGACGGACGGTTCCCACAGCCGCATCCGCCTGCCCTGCCAATTCTGCCCAAAAAATGCAAAGCTTGCCGATCCTCATCCATTCCCCCACAGCCGTTGAGGCTGCAACCCCGCCGCCTGTCGTCATTACATACGCCGGAGTCCAGGTGCTTTGCTGCACCGTGATTCCGCTAGAGTCTGCCAGGGTCAAAAACGCACGCCCAAAAGGCGTCGTGGCGAGGGTGGCGATGTCAGTCAAGTCGCTGTCTAGGGATTGCCCACCAAGATCAGCGAGGGTAGGTCTAGGCAGAAACAAAGGCATTACAGCACCTCCGTGATTTGAGCCGTCCCCGTGGGCGAACCCGACCAAATCCCTTGCACCGCCAGCACCGCCCAGCCCACCGGAGCCTCATAGAATCCACCAGGGGAAACCCGCACCGAAAAGCTCGTCGTGGTAGCCGCCGTGGTTCCATAGGCCAGATGCAGATCGGTGCTGCCATTATTAAAAATCGCGAGGCCCACCCGGCCAGCATTAGCGGCAACGAGGGCCACGCTGCTGGCGCTGGCATTCACTGCCGTGCGGCTGACGGTGCTGGGCTGGAACCGGGCTTCCAGAATATCGAGAATGCGGTCGGGGCTAGATTTGATGCTCATGGGCCGGGGTGGCTCCTTGGGGTCAGCCTCCATTGTGGGGCGGGGTTGGGGCATTGGGCAGGTGGCAGGGCTGCCGCCTGCCCATGGGCGGGCCGGGTGGCGATACTGGGCGCAGTGGTTTTTCTGTGCGCCCTATGCCCCGTTTGCCCCTTGCCCGACCGGGCAGCTTTACCGACCAGAACGGCACCTCGGTTGTGTTTTCGGAGGCCGACCTGGTGGCCAGTGCCGCCGCCTACGACCCTGCCAAGCACGAAGCGCCTGTGGTCATTGGCCATCCCAAAGACACCGCCCCGGCCTATGGCTGGGTGCAGGCGTTGGAGTTTGGCGAGGGGGGCTTGGTGGCCACCGCCCATAACACCGTGGCCGAATTTGCCGAGTTGGTGAGTGGCCCCTTCAAGAAACGCAGCGCCCGATTTTATACCCCCACCTCTCCCCGCAACCCTGTCCCTGGCGTTTACTACCTCAGGGACGTTGGGCTGTTGGGTGCTCAGCCTCCGGCGATTAAGGGGCTGGCCGATGTGAGCTTTGCCGAAGAAGAGAGCGACGTGGTGGAGGTGGCCTTTGCTGAGGATGCCCCCACTGCCGAGCCGCCCTCACCCCCTAGCCCCCTAGCCCAGGAAGGAGAGGGGGGACAAGAGTTTGACCCTGACGACACCCCTACCCAGGTAGACCCTATGCCCACTGCTGAAGAGATTGCTGCCCGTGAAGCGGCCCTGGCTGAACGCGAGGCCAAGCTAGCCGCCAAGGAAGCGGAGCTAACCAAGGCCGAGCACGTTGCCTTTGCCGAGAGCCTGAAGGAGAAACTGCACCCCAGTCAGAAGGACACCGTGGTTTCGCTCCTCTGCCACCTCGACCCTGGCCACCCGACCGAGGTGGAATTTGCCGAAGGCGAGACCCCTTTAGAGCGGTTTAAGGGGCTGTTAAACGGCCTTCCAAAGCTGGTGGAATTTGGTGAGGTGGCCAAGCCCAGCGACACCGTGGACTTTGCCGAGAACCCCATTGCCCTAGCCGAAGCGGCCCGCACCTACCAGGCTGAGCAAGCCGCCAAGGGCATCACCATCGGAGCCGCCGAAGCGGTAGCCAAGGTCGCCAAAAAATAACGGCCCTCACCCCTGGCCTTGGAACCTCACCCCCTAGCCCCCTCTCCTTCCTAGGAGAGGGGGGACAGGAGAAGACCTGACCCCTGACCTCTAACCCCTGATTCCCTATGCGTACTGACGGACTGGTAAAAGCGTTTAATGCTGGCGGGGCCATCCCTGCCCGGATCATTGTGAAACCCCACAGCACCGCTGGCGAGGTGGTGGCCGGAGCCGCTGCCACAGACAAGCTGATTGGCATCTCTAGTGAGGTGGCCGCTGCCAGTGGCGACCGGGTGGATGTGTTTGTCTCTGGCATCGCCGAGGTGATCTACGGCGGCAACGTGAGCGCGGGTGACTTGGTGACGGCTAATGGCAGTGGCTATGCTGTGGCCGCTGCGCCTGCCGCTGGCGTGAACAACCGCATCGTTGGCACAGCCCTGGTTGCTGGGGTATCCGGCGACATTGGCGCGGTGCTGATTGGCCCTGGCTCTGTGCAAGGTGCCTAGCCCTGATTGATGGTGGGCGGTGCCCACCCTACGCCTGACCCACCCTTAACCCCTGAACGCCATGACTGCGAACTACCCGTTTCCGACTAACAACGAATACACGGCGGTGGCGATTGCCCACCGCAACCCGGTGCTGATTGGGGCGGAGGTGCTACCCATCACCCCGGTCTCCAAAAAGTTCACCTACATCAAGCACACCAAGGAAGAAGGATTCACCGCGCCCGATGACAAGGTGGGCCGCAAGAGCCGTCCTAACCAGCTCAGCTTCACCGGGACGGAAGTGACCGACAGCACCGAGGACTACGCCTACGATGACCCCATCCCCCAGGACGACCTGGAGGCCAACAACATCCCCGGCTATGACGTGGTGGGCAAGAGTACCGAGTTCCTGTCTAACCTGCTAACGCTGCGACATGAGATCCGGGTGGCCAACCTGGTGTTTGCGGCGGGCACCTACCCCAGCGGTAACAAGGTGGCGCACACCTCCACCGCCCAATACAGCCACGCCGACAGCAACCCCCTGAGCGACCTGCTGCTACGCCTCGACATCCCCCTGATGCGCCCCAACATCATGGTCATCGGCCAGGATGCGTGGCGCGTCCTTCGCCAGCATCCCAAGATGATTGAGGCCATCAAGGGCACTGGGGCAGGCACCGGAGCGGCGGGCACCGTGACCCGTGAGCAGGTGGCTGAGCTGCTGGAGATCGAACAAATCTACGTGGGCCAAGGCTGGCTGAACACCGCCGCCCGTGGCCAAGCCGCCACCTATGCGCGGGTGTGGGGCAAGCACATTGCCCTGCTGTACCGCGATACCCTGGCAGGCCCACAGCGGGGCACCACCTTTGGGTTCACGGGCCAGTTCGGGTCTCGCATCGCGGGCACCATCCCCGACCCCCACATCGGGATGCGCGGCGGCCAGATCACCCGCGTGGGTTGGAGCCTCAAGGAGATCATCTCCGCGCCTGACCTGGGCTACTTCATTGAGAACGCCGTCGCCTAATCGTAGGGTGGGCACCGCCCACCACCCCAGCCCCTAACCCCACCCTGAACCATGCTGCATTTCTACCGTGCCCTCACCACCATCAGCGATGGCTCCCGCGATTACCAGGCGGGGGAAACCGTGGCGCTGGGGGAGGAGGATGCGGCGGCGCTGTTGGCGGTGGGTTATGTGGAGGCCGAGCCGCCCTCACCCCCTAGCCCCCTCTCCCAGGAGGGCGAGGGGGTGCCGGAGCCGGAGATCCCCCCTGCCCCCCTTGGGAAGGGGGGTGAGGCCAAAAACGACACTGTGTCGTTTTTGGTGGATCTTAATTCCGCCACCCTGGAGGAGCTAACTGCCCTGCCTCGGATTGGGGAAGTCACCGCCGCCAAGCTGATTGCCGCCCGCCCCTTGGCCAATCTCAAGGATGCCCAGCATGTAGCGGGGATGAGTGACACCCGCTGGGCCGAGGTGGCCCCCCTGGTGCAGGTGATCCATCACACGGAGGTACGCCCGTGACACCCCTCCGCCAAGCCGACCTGTTTGCCCTGGCCCTGGTGACGGTCGCCGTGAGTTTCTTCTTTTGGGTGGTGCTAGCCGCTAGGGCCGACCCAACCCCGCCCCCCGACCGAGACCAATTCCCCGTGGGCCTACCCACCTTTCACCGATGACCGACCTACTGACCGTTGCCATCCTCATCATCTCCATCGCCACCATGAGCGCAGCCATGGGCATGATGTTCTCCGCCATGCAAAGCCCTCGCCGAGACGAGAGCGGCCCCGTGGTGAGGAAGGGCGACCGAGACCAATTCCCTGGCCGTCGCCAAGGCGGTGGCAGCCGGGGATTTGTAGAACCCGCCGAGGACGACGACTTCCCCGCCTAGCCAAAAGCGACATGCCCGTCGCATTTGCCCAGCTACCCCAAGAACCCCATGAACAAAGCTGAGTTGATTCAACGCACCGCCGCCGTCACCGACCTCTCCCAGAAGGACGTGGCCCGTGCCCTGGATGGCCTGATTGAGGTGATTCAATCCACCGTAGCCAACGGCGAGAAAGTCACCCTGGTGGGCTTCGGTGCCTTCGAGGCGAAGCTGACCAAGGAACGTATGGGCCGCAACCCCGCCACCGGAGAAGAGCTCGTCATCCCCGCCAAGTTGGTGCCCCGGTTCCATCCCGGCAAAGAGTTCAAAACCCAAGTCGGCGGCTCGTAGTGGGCACCGCCCACCAACCCAT